ATTGCGTGTGGTCATCATCTGCAAGCCCAGTGAGCTGTCCGTGGTCATCATGAGGAACTACTGTGCCAAGCGTGTGTCTTGTAGTGCTATCGTGGCGGGTGGTATTCAAATATTGAGTGTGGTCATCGCTTGATAAATTAGATAATGAACTATGACTATCGTGTGGTACAACTGTGCCAAGCGTATGTCTGGATGTAACATCGTGACGAGTGATATTCAAATATTGAGTGTGGTCATCAGCGTCCAGCCCCAACAAATCAGCGTGCACATGATTGTGAACCAGCAAATCATCAATTATCTTGCGATTTCGTATAGCAGAATTGTCAAAGAGTTCTACGGATGGTCTGCCTTCCCGCTTCTCCAATCGCTGCAGCTTTTGCTCTAAGCGCAGGATACGCTCTGCTAATGTTTTTGTGTCGTCAAGTGCCATGATTAACTCTTTACAATATAGATACCCTTTTTGTAGGGCGGATTGGCATCTCCTACTGGCGCGCCTGTTGTTGTTCCATCAAAATCGTGAGTGTGTGCCCCGCCAGAACCAAGTTCAACAGAGGCGGTGTGATTGTGAGAAATACCGACAACTCCAACATTGGAACCAGCCTGTCTATATGCGGAACTTGAATTGGTTACATAAGTAAAATTAACGCTTCCGTGTGTATGTGCGCCCCCCGTAAGCACGCTGCCCATATTGTGGGTATGGGTAGGGGCATCTCCGCCTGTTGCGCCAGCAGATTGCCCAGCAGGCGTGCCACGCACAAATCTACCAACGGCTGATGTGTATTTAGTCCAGCCAGCAGGGATGCTCTCCGCCGAACCTAACCATAAAATTATTGTTCCAGAAGGTACATCCATGTCATCCAACCCTTTTTATGAAAAATAAATTTACATACAGCGGAATACTTGTTGCGCTGGCTACATCATTGATTGAATGCGTATGCGCGCCAGCAGCAGGAGATGTTGCGCCGCCAGAATGAGAGTGGGATTGGGCAGCAGCTGTGCCACTTGCGTATTTAGTATTATTATTCCCGCCTGCCGTGCTTGACATTATGCTTATACCATGTTGATGGGTTGCGCTGGCAGCTCCGCTGACTGGCATAGTATGACCATGATAAGTTGCTCCGCCTGTTGTACCTGGCGTTCCCCCAAAAATAAAATAATCCCTTAAATCTGGTGTTCCACCAGTTCCATCACAGACCTGCCAGCCAGTTCCAAAAATAGTTTGGCTACTATTGTGCATAACAATAGCACCAATAGGAACGACTGTGGTTGTATTGGAATAAATCCATTTTAGGGTTTTATATTTCGGATAATTGGAAGCTGTGCCAGTATCTCCAACTGGATGGGTATGCGCTCCAGCAGAGCCACAAGTTCCAGTGCCCGAATGAGAATGACTTCCTACAGAGTTCATAGAACCGCCGCCAGCCACATTGGTGTCGTTGCCTTTTGTACTGCTTCCGCTCACAATCACGGGATGGTCGTTATGCGCTCCACCGCTGTCTAAATCAGGCGTGGTATGGGTGTGGGTCTCGGCACCTTGTTCAGTCAAGTCGGGCTCATCTGCGCCCATCACAAAATAGCCATCTAAATTGGTATCAAACTGCCAGTTCGTTGGGGCTGTAGCGCCATCAAAAAGAATGCGCGTGCCTAACGGAACTTCGTAATGCCCTTGCGGACTTTCAACAGTAATTACTTTCATTTGAGGAACACCAACTGGACATCCAGTCCTTTCGCTGTACTACCAGCGTAAGTTACATCAATGCGCAAACGCTGTCCTTTTGTAACAGTCGTTGTGCCAGCGCCTCTTGTTCCGCCCACACAGGTGTTATATACATTTATAGGCAGACTGGCTGCCGTTGAAAGGATATTGGCGCTGGTATCAAGCCGATAAACTTGAACTGAAATGGCTTCGGCAGTAGAGCGTGTTACAACGCCAATATCTACTTTTGATAATACCGCTCCATCTAAATCATAAGGCACAAATATCTGTGCCTTGCCCGTTCCGCCCGATACAACAGTATTCTCGTCAAACACGCGCACATTGATAATTGTGGGCTGGTTGATTAACTTTGCAGGTGTGATGATGCCATCGGCAATTTGGGTAGTAGCGCTTACTCCGCCAGCAGCTATTTTTCCAGCAATAATCGCTCCATTCGCAATACCAGCGGAAAGAACCTGACCAAATCCAAGCTTTGTTCCACTTCTGAGCAACACATAACCATCTGCGCCAGCGACAATATCGGCGGGGTCGCCGCTGGAATTAGCTGCCCGCCCAATTACAGAAAGAGCGGCACTATCACGCAATTTCTCATTTGTAATGGCATTATCGGCAATTTGTCCTTCGGTAATGCCTGCTGAAATTGTGCGCCCATCAATGGTGATGCCCTCTCCAGCAGTCAACCAAGTATTAGCCTGCAAAGGTAAATTGTTACCATGAATATAGTGAGCACCAAGTTGATTTGCTTCCCAGTCAACTACGGCTGGCAGGTTCGCATTAAGGGTTGTATCTGTGATAGAAAGTCCTGCGCCCAAACCCAAATATTTCAAGCTGGTAGCACTATCATCAAAGAATACAATTCTATCTGCGCCAGGGTCTGTATTAATCCCATTAATTTTGTTATATGGCAGCAGAAAGTCAACTGCCAGGTGCGCCAAGTCAACAGCTCCCGCAGCAATATGCTCGCTGTCAATAGCGTCATCTTTTACTTTGCTTCCATCAACACAATCTGCGGCAAGTTTGGGGCCTGTAATAGCGCCATCTTTTATCTGGGACGTGCCAATATCTTTGACCACATTGACATAGTCCATATATTTATTTTGGAAAGCAGGGTCGGCTTCTTGCCTGTCAACAACCCAAAACCAAACCTGGTCTTCGGCGGTTGGAACGGCAACTCTCTCGCCCATTTGTGATAGTTTCTTATAATTTATATCTGCCATAATTTCCTCACAATTTCTTTTGTAATGCAACCATCGCATCGTCTATACTTTGGCACTCGTTCTCCCAGATGACAATCACATCTCGCCAAGTGCCACGCATGCGCGCATTTATCATCGCTTCTTTCAGTTCACTTTCAGCGGCGTACTTTCCCGTATGCCAATACTCACCATGCACAAGAAGGGGCGTTGGCTTCGGGACTGTATAGACCAGAAAGTCAATAATAAATGTGCCCCGCTCTTCGCTTGCACCCAGATATTTTTGATAGGCATATTCCAGTCCTATCTCATCCAGAGCTTTGGCAACATTATATTCTTCACGCGAGTCAACTTGAATCCCGTGAACAATAAGCTCTTCAGTTCGAAGTCTTGCCATTTAGCCCTTTACTTTTTTGAGGCGCGGGTTCTTGCGCTTGGCTTTGGCGCTGGCTGCCCGACTGCGTGCCGCTAAAATTGCAGCAGCCTTCTCTTTGCCATAGGGCTTTCCCGTGCGCGGGTTAGTCTTCTTGGCAATCTCGGATGCAATAGCCTTGAATCCAGGATGCGCCTTACTTTTCCTTGCCATTTCTAATTCCTTTACTAAATTTCATAAAGCACCATTGAGCCAATATGCTTATACTCTTTTTGACCAGAGCCGTCAGCCATTTGAGAAACAGCCTGGAATGTGCTGATTGAAGCTGGGTCTATGAACACGTGCTTATTATCAGCAATTATATCATTGGCGTTCATGATAAGCGGGGTTGGCATATCCGCAGAATTGCTCCACTCAAACAGCCTGTCATAGATTGATGAAGGGCTGTCCGTTAGCTGCCTATCCTGCAAATCCTTCATTGGTTCCAAAGTAAATGTGATTTGCCAGCTGCGCTTGACGGGCACACGCAATACCGCATTAATCACCACAGCCCGCAATCTTGGGGTTTCGTTATCTTCAGTATTTGAGCCCATAGCAATGCGCAATTTAATCCGCTTGCCTGCGCAGCTATTATCGTTAGTAAAATCAATCTCTTGTGAAGCATAAGCTCCGCCACGCCCAGCCAATCTCCAATCCTTATCATTATCAACTTTATAATATACGTAGATATTGTATTCTGTACCTCTGGGCTTTTCGGTATCGGTGCAATCAGAGAATAGCGTAACACTCTTGAAAAACTTGTTCACGTCCTTGAGCCCAAAATCATACCAAGCAGTTTCAATATAGGGCTTCTGCCAGATATTAATATTATGTCCAAAGTAGCGATAACCAATCTGCATGATGGGATTTATGGCAACGGGAATTGAAACCAAACCAGTGCCCTCGCTAATCAGCATGCGGTCAGGATTATCTGCCCCAGGAATGGTTTGAATAACGGCATCGGTAATCATCTTGCCCACTGTAGAAACACGGTAGATTTCATGCCAGCCCGATTCGGTTGAACAAAGTATGGACGAAGTTCCATAAGCCCCAGCATTGATGGCCGCATAATATCTGCCTGCATACGGGAGCAGCTTTACCACTTCACCCTTACGGCTGGACGGCAGAGCATCATCACCAGTGGGGCCGACATCATCCATGCGCTGGTCATAGTAACGCTCAATCATGCCGCCTTCCATGCTGAAGTAAAGATAAACGCCGTGCTGCATGGCAGCCTTGCCATTATTTTCGGAACGCACAAAGCGCATTTCGGCAATGGGCAGTTCCGCGTAAATATTGTTTTGAATTGAGCCGATACTATCCTCTTTGAAAATGTAGGGTATGGGTGGCGAACCATACATAATCATGCCTGTGATGTTAGAGGCTTCGTTGCCACAGGTAATGTAATATGGCAGGAATTTGTGCTCCGTTTCAAGAGTATTTCCATTGAATGTATCTGTGAGATAGTGTTTAATCTGGTGGTTCAAGTCTTGGATGATACGCTGGTAAGATGTTATCACGCCTTCATCGGAGTCTTTTTCGGCTTGTTCAGTCGCCAAATCCTGTTGTGTTCTGGCGAGTTCAATGCGTAAATCATCACGTTCATGGTCATTAATATCAAAAAAGAACAAATCTATTAATTTTGCATCTTCATTGTAATTACCATCAGCCCATTTTTTCACATAAGAATAATCTACCTTACTATCATCCACTCTGGCGCGCCAAAGGACATTTTCGCCAGTAAGCAGCACACCCATTTCAAGTAAATCAGCAAAGAGTGGTTGATTAAAAGTTTCAGTTGCTCCAGTTTGTTCCAACCACTGATTGGATTCATGCGAAGCAAATTGGCGTGTCCACGTTCCAGCGTTATTATATTCGTGCATCATGTGGACTGGAGCTTTTGTGCCTTGCGCAAATACCACGTAATCCTCTACAACGGCAACATCCGTAACAGGCGCAATAAGCCCGTGCCCGATAATTTCTGTCCACTTATCTGTACCCAGGATAACAAATTCAGTTGTGTTATTTTGTTGTAAGTTCCATTGTGGTTCAACTTTTAATTTTCCAGCAGAATCATTTGAAACAATTTTGCGCCAGGGTTGTGCCTCATTTTCGCCAGCTCCGTTATAAATAAGGATAATTTTACCTACAAGCTCATTAGTAGCCATAGCAATATTAGTAATAGTGTATGATAAACCAGAAGCGTTGGATGCAGCTGCGCCGCGATAGCCATTCATAAATAAATGTGGAATACCAATATCGGTTTGTTCATTCACAATCGCATACATTTGATGCTTATATTCAAATACTTTAATATGCGAATTTGAGCCATAGATTAGAGAGCCATAGATTGAAGCCCAGGGTTTAAGTGTAGCCCAAGTATCGGTTTGATATTCAATAATCTCGTCATTGATGGCATCGTCTATAACAATCAGATAAGCAATACTTTCTGTAGAATTTTCAGCAGCAAATATATAACCATCCTCAGTCATAACACCCCAGCCACCTGTAATGGAGTAACGCACCTCCATTTCCTGAGAAAAGTCTTTTAATATTAATAATAATGTTTGATTGGCAAGTACACCTATATTACATGGCAAAGTAATTTCCTGCCAATATTCGCTATCAATGGGTCTCTCATCAAGGCTAAGCGTTGTAAATTCAAGTGTGCTTAAGTCTGGAATTGAAGCGCCCTGTGCCAATGCAAGTATTGAATATTTGAGTGTGAGTGGCGTGTCTGGAATTTCCTCCCAGTTTA